GGTGCCAAGGCCGCGGTATTCGTGTAGCGCCAAAACAACACCGACTTCCTACCGATGGCATTAACTCAGGCGCAAGTGGCGTCTATCTTGGATGTCACCGCAAGGCGCGTGCGGCAGATGCACCAAGAGGGCAAGGGGCCGCCTCAGAATGCCGAGGGCCAGTATGAGGAAGGCGCCTTTGGTCGCTGGATTCGCGAGCAGGCCGCGGACTTGTCCGGCGGGTACAACTATGAAGCCGAACGCGCCCGGTTGACTCACGAGCAGGCGAACAAGGTCGCGCTTGAAGTTGCCGAGCTGCGCGGCGAGCTCGTCAGGTCATCCGAGGTCGGTCCGTACTGGTCCGACATGGTGGCAAGCATGCGCGGAAAACTGGTTTCGCTGCCGTCGAAGCTGTCCGCACTGATCGCCGATGTCGTCTTGCGCGGCAAGCTGCAGGCGCAGTCTGAGGCGTTGGTTTACGAAGCACTCGCGGAGATCGAAAAGGATGGATTGCCTGCTTCCGCCCGCGAGCGGTTTGCTCGGTCGGCTGGAAAGGATGGCGCGCAGCCAGGCGAGGCAGCCGCCGAAGCTGACGCTGAGTCAGTGGGCTGACGCCTATCTGATGCTGTCCGCAGAGGACGCATCGGAGCCGGGCAAGTATTCGACCAGCCGCGCACCGTATCAGCGCGGCATTCTGGACGCGATCAGCGATCCAGCGGTGTCCGAAGTTGTGATCATGTCGTCGGCGCAGGTCGGCAAGACGTTGATCGCGAAAGCCGCACTTGGCTATTACATCGATCAGGATCCGGCGCCGATTCTGATCGTCCAGCCGACCATCGAGATGTCGGAGACGTTCAGCAAGGACCGCTTGGCGCCGATGATCCGCGACACGCCCGCATTACGCGGCAAGATTGCGGACCCGCGTTCGCGGGACAGTGGCAACACGATACTGCACAAGCGTTTCCCTGGCGGGCACCTGACGATGGTTGGCGCAAATGCGCCGGCCGGTCTGGCATCGCGCCCGATTCGCGTCGTGATCTGTGATGAGGTGGACCGATATCCGGCTAGCGCCGGGACGGAAGGTGATCCGGTTTCGCTGGCCAAGGCGCGCACGAAGACGTTTCACAACCGCAAACTGGTGCTGATGAGCACGCCCGGAGACGAGGCGACATCGCGAATCGCGCCGTCTTTCGAGGCATCGGATCAGCGGCACTATTTGGTGCCGTGTCACGATTGCGGTCATATGCAGCGGCTGCGGTGGTCGCAGGTTCGATGGGATGAGGGCGACGCCTCGACTGCTCGCTATGAGTGCGAGCAGTGTGAGGCCCGCTGGACGGATGGCCAAAGGATCGACGCGCTTAGCGCGGGTCAGTGGGTTGCCACTTTCCCCGATAGGCTCGTCGCCGGCTTCCATCTGTCTGAGTTTTACTCGCCGTTTCGGATGCTGTCGCAGATCGTCGCTGAATTCATGGCGGCCAAGGTAAGCGCGGAAACGCTCAAGACGTGGACGAATACGAGCCTCGGCGAAGTCTGGCGCGATGCCGGCGGCGACCGAAGGCAGCCTGAGCTATTGGCGCTCAGGCGCGAAGCATACGATTGCAGCGATTCGCAGGACGTGCCGCAGGGTGTCGTGTGGATTGATGCAGGCGTCGATACGCAGGACGACCGCCTGGAGTGCGAGATCGTTGGATGGGGAATCGGTGAGGAATCCTGGGGGCTCGATCACGTCGTGATCGAAGGCAGCCCGGACACGCCGGAAGTTTGGGCGAGGCTTGAGGATCAGTTGGCACGGATGTTTGTCCGCGAAGACGGCGCAAGGCTTCCGGTGTCGCTGATGCTGATCGACTCCGGCGGCCATCACACGACGCGAGTCTATGAGTTTGCGCGCAAGAATCGCCGCGCTCGGGCCTGTGTTGGACGCAGCGGGCAGCGGGCGGAAGTCACTCGCCCGTCGAAACAGACAAACGGGAAGATGACGCCTTGGGTTATCGGCGTAGATCAGCTCAAGTCGCAGTTGCTGCAATCGCGCTTGTTGGTTGAAACGCCGGGCCCGCGGTACTGCCATTTTCCGGACACGTACTCTGATCGTTGGTTTGAACAGTTGTGCGCTGAAACCGCGGTGACGAAGTACCGGCACGGCGTCCCTTATGTTGTTTGGGACGCCGGGAAGCGGCGAAACGAGGCGCTCGATTGCCGCATTTTGGCTATGGCAGGAGTTCGCATGGATCGGCCTAACCTTGATGCGTTGGCGTCTAGGCTGGAAACCGAGGCGCAAATGCGCAAGCAGGGCGGAATGCCGCCAGCGGCAGCCGCCGACACGATAACCCGCCGCAAGTCCACATATTGGTGACGCATGGCCTTTACTGCTGACGATCTGACCGCGCTTGACTCGGCGATCAAGTCCGGTGCGCGTCGGGTTTCGTACCGTGATCGCACCGTTGACTACCACTCGCTTGACGAGATGTTGAAGCTGCGCGCGGTGATGCAGGCCGAGGTTGCAACCGGCGATCGCACGACCTACGGGACGCGCCGCGTCTATCCGGAATACGACAAGGGCACCTGATGAACGCACTAGACCGGCTGATCGCGTGGGTTTCTCCGCGGTCAGGGGCGGAGCGTGCCCGCAATCGGCTGGCAATCAAGAGCTACGAGGCCGCAACAACTGGCCGGCGCCTTTCTGGTCGTGGCCGGCAGAGCGGAAGCGCCAACGATGCCATTGGAAACGCCGCGCCGGCGATTGCCTACGCTGCACGCAACCTTGTTCGGAACAACGCATGGGCTGCGCGTGGCCTGTCTGCGGTGGTCACGAACACCATCGGAAGCGGCATCGTTGCGTCTGTCGTCAACCCGAACAAGGCGCGCGCAACCCGCGTCAAGCGCGAATTTGACAAGTGGGCGGCGTCGCGCATCGACGACATCAATCGGCTTGACTTCTACGGAGCCCAGGCGCTTGTGCACCGGACGATGGTCGAGTCTGGCGAATGCTTCGTGCGTCGCGTGACTCGCGCCGACCTTGCGGTGCCTCTCGGCATCGCGGTCCTTGAGCCTGACTGGCTGGACACGACGAAAGGCACGCTTGGGATCGAATACAGCACGGAAGGCAAGCCAACCGGGTATTGGATGTACGCGGCAGCACCTTCGAGCGTTTCCGACTACGGGTTGCGCAATTCCACGCTGATCTCGGCGTCCGATGTGATCCACGTTTACCGCGTGGATAGACCCGGGCAGCGTCGCGGCGTGTCGTGGTTTGCGCCGATCACGATTGATCTACACGACTTCGACGGTTACGAGGACGCCGTGTTGCTGCGCGCCAAGATGGCCGCGTGCAAAGTGGATTACGTCATCGCGCCAGAGTCCATCACGCAAGGCTGGACGGTTGCGGATCGGCAAGAGCCTGGCGCGACTGAGATCGTTCCCTATGGCACCGAGGTCAAGTCTACGCCGGCGCCGGATTCCGGCGATTACGTCCCGTTTGCGAAGCAGCGGTTACGCCGGATTGCCGCGGGCCTAGGCCTGAGCTACGAAGCACTGACCGGCGACTTGTCAGAGACCAACTTCAGTTCAGGTCGCATGGGCTGGCTGGAGATGCAGCGCGCCATTGAGCACTCCCGCTGGCACGTACACATCCCGCAGTTCTGCGACGGGATCGCCGCATGGTGGTCCGAGCGAGCGGTTCAGGTAGGCATCGACGCGCGCGAGACGACCTGGCGATGGACGCCGCCGCGGCGCGAGGTTGTTGACCCGTCGCGCGAATACCCGGCAATGCGCGACGCGATGCGCGCAGGGATCTTCGCGCTGCCCGAAGTGCATCGGTCTCTTGGCTACGAAACCGCAGAAGTCCTGGCGGAAATTGACGCGACAAACAAAGAGCTTGACCGCCTCGGAATCAAGATTGACAGCGACGCGCGCAACACGCAGTCGCAGGCGCCCGCCGCGCCTACCGCATAGGAGCAACCATGAAACAGAAGATTACCGGCCCTGCGCTGCATCGCGCAGCGTCTGGCGTTGAGGTATTGGACGCGGATAAGCGCACGTTCCGCATCTCGTTTAGCAGCGACGAGCCGTATCTGCGCGCGTCTTGGTTCGATGAGCCTTGGCTCGAAATCCTCGGCCATGACGCTGACGAAGTTGACATGTCGCGCATTGACGGCGGCGCGGCGCCGCTGCTGTGGGGCCACGATTCCTACAGCCGCGATGCACATATTGGCGTCGTCGAAAAAGCCTGGCTTGAAGGCGGCCGCGGTCACGCAGAAGTGCGCCTTTCGTCGCGCGCTGATCTGGATTCGCTCTGGTCCGACATTCAGGACGGCGTGATTCGCAACGTCAGCGTCGGCTACCAAATCAACGAGCGCGCATTGGTGCGCGCCAATTCGGACGGCCCCAACGAGTACCGCGTGACTCGCTGGCAGCCGATGGAACTCTCGCTGGTCAGTGTGCCGGCGGACCCGAGCGTGGGGGTTGGCCGCAATGCCGACGACAACGCACAACGCTTCACGATCACCCAACTGGA